TGTGAACTAAACCTAACTAGCAACCTATCTTGTATTGCAGAAGTTATAGGATTAGCACCAAAACAAATAACGTGACGATCTCTTTCAGACACAATGACTTTTCTTGATTTTGTAGGTGCAGCATCCGATAGCTCTATAAAATTTTTTGCTCTAGTTGAAACACCTAATGTTTTGTCCCAATAAAAAAGAAAACCATCTTTTTGATTTAAAATTAAATCTTCACCAAAATTATCTTGTGACCATAATCTTAATGATCCACCACCAGCCGTTTCCGTAGAAGCAGAACCCCAACCATCTGCACCCCAAGTTCCAGCACCCCATCCATCACCTGGCACTACAGTGTTAATACCAATGTTAATTTGATATTCTGCATCTGCTGATCCACTACTAGACAAAGCTGCTGCTGCATTAGAACTTAAAGTTATAACATAGCTATTTGCATCAGTAATTGATGTGATAGAAAACTCATTATTAAGTTGTGTATTTAAAGATGAATTACCTGTATTTGCGTTAGTAAATGTTACAAAGTCTCCTGCTATTGCACCATGAGAAGTATCATTTACAGTGACGCTAGTGCTATCAGTTGCAGATGTAAATGTTATTGCCATACTCTAATCACCTACTGAAACAGTTGACTCGTTTGTAATAGAAACAGTTGCAGTTCCCACTGCTCCAGTGCCAAATAGATTAGCTGTAGTAGGTGGAGTATCTATGGTCACTGTTCCAACTTGTCCAGTTGCTATTGAAAGCACTCCAGAATTTGGATTTCTCGCCAATACTGGAACATCTTGTGACCCAAGAGCAATTACAGTTCCAACTGCACCAGTTCCAGCACTTCCAGTAACTTTTGATGAAACAACACCAGAACCTAAATCAAATATTGTAACGCCATCTACAACCTTACGTCTTAATGGTGTTATGTCATTATAACCTTGAGATTCCTCAATATAAAATTTTAACTCAGTGCCTATACCTAAATATTTATTGCCCTCTAAGTTTGCCCAAGAGTGTAAAGATCTTGAAGAACCTAAGAAGGTAACAATAGAATATTTTTCCCAACCACCTAATTTTTCTGGATAACCAAAACGGAATCTAACTAAATCACAATCGTTCCAACCACCTTTGTTTGAGTAAGATGTTGTCTCTTTATTTATTCCTGGTCTGAACTTTAAAGACGTTATTGGCACGATTACTCCTCACTTGGAAAATCATAAATTGGTGCATTTCCAGTAGGCATACCATCTTTATCCTTTGGTGCATCAAACAACTTAATAAAATCAGCTAACTTTTTACAAGCATTAATATTAGTTTCTATTTCTGCACATTTAGTTCTAACACTATCTCTAAATGTAGTAGTAGCATCTGGTATAACAGTGCCTTTTTCAGACTTACGAGTAACTAACCAATCTGTAGGGGATAACATACCATTAGCAGTTTCTTTAGTTTGCCTTATCCAGATTGTTTTAAGACCTTCATTAATAAGTTTTGTTTTGCCATCTTCTTTATACAACTGCTTGCCATCTTCATCTTTTGCGTCTTCATCTTCAAGTTTTCTTTCTATTAAACTTCCATCAGTATTTCTTCCCCAGTAAAATCTACTGTCAACTGGTTCCGCAGATGCAGGTGGGTTTTCCCATATTAATCCATTTGCTTTCTTTTCAGAGTCTGACCACCTCATCCAAACCGCAGGATGTTGAGTGCCATCATCAGCGACCCATGCTTTTCCTTCTTTTATTATTTTCCCGTTATGTTTCCAAGGCATAATTGTCTCCTATCTTGCATTACTGAATTTAAATGGCTGTTCTGCAAAAGCCATATAGACGTATGTTTGACCACTTGTGTTTCTCGCTCCACTATTTACTCTCCACTTAAAACCATTTGAAAGAAAATCAACTGAATTATCTGAAGCTTCAGCATTTGTAGATTCTGCCAATAAATTTTTTTGAACTACATTGTCTGGGTCTCTTACACTATCATGAATTACCCAATTATCACCACCACTTGTTTTTCTAACCATAAGCCAAGCAGGTCTGAACCCAGTAAAGACAAATGTGCCATCGGATGATGAATTGCCTCTATAAGAGCCAAACTTAGAGTAGCCCTCAACTTCAGCAAACACATAAGCTAATAAAGATTGAGAAGCTTCATTGGTTGAATTATGGTCACCTAATGTTATGACTGATGTGGTTGGTTCTGTATCATTCCACATTACATTTGAGTCAAGAGTACCATAATCACTTCTATTTAACATCAAATAATCAGTTGCAGGGGCTGAAGTATTTTTATGATGATATACTATCCAATCTTGAGCAGAACCAGTTCTTCTTTTTACTAAAATCCAAGCAGGTTTTACACCCAATCCATGACCTATGGTAGCACCAGCTGTATCATTTCCAGTATACGTTACAATACTAAATCCAGCTGTTGTATTTGCTTGTACTGTTGATGTTATGCTTCCATCTGAATTACTGCTAGTTGTTCCTCCATTAGCTTTCCAATTCCAAGCTACATAGGTATGAGTATTAATGTTAACATAATTACCACTATCACTATTATCGCCAACACTAAATCCATCAGCTAGAAATCCAGTTATTTGTTCAGTAAATGTACCCTCTACTGCAGAGTCTGAAGCTTTTAAAATTTTAGTTGCACCTCTTGAACTATCAACTAAAGCATGATGATAAGTATTGCTTCTATTCTTTACCCATATCCAATCTGGCTGAAAACCAACTCCAGTAATATTTGTATCTGTAGCATTACCAGTATAAAGAACTGTATTAAAATGGTCATCAGCTTGTGTGCCTTTATTTGGACTTATTGTAGTATCTGGTAGGTTAGATGAGCATAGTGCTAAATGACCACTTGGTGGACTATAATAAAAATCGCCTATGCCATTATCATCAGTATTGCCTTGTGCTGTTTCATTTCCTGCAAAAGTTCCATCTTGACCAAAATTTACAACACCAACCCAAGCATAATATCCAGTACCAAGATGTAATGTATATTCTCCAGATAAACTTGAAAAAGCAGCTCCTTGTGAAGAATTATTTTTATAAAATGTTAAAGTTCCTGCATCTAAATCTAATGCAACACCTATAATATCTCCTGCTGTATATGTAGCACCATAAGAACCTAAATTACCAGAATTGTATTTATTACCAGAATTTGCATAATAAGCATAAACTGACGAACCACTAAAAATATGATTTTCATGATTAGAAACACTTAAATCTTTTATACCAATCATAGGTGTATTAGCTGTAGTAATAGAAATTACATTTACTTCCCAATACCATTTACCACTTGAAACTGCAAAAGTTCCCTCACATCTAGGTTGAGCATTTATATCTTGAGGAAAACTTATTTTTAAATTTCCCTCTGAAAATGTAGCTTGATTATCATTTCCTATACTGTTCAATGTTGAAAAATTATTTGTCGGACTATCTGATACAGGACCTGAGGCAGATAATCCACTAGATGTAAAATCATTTCCATTACCACTTGTGTCATCACCTAAAGAACTACTATCTGCAAAAGTTAATCTAAATCCGTTTGTTCCATAAGTAAGACCAGATAATGCTTTAGGAATCCACACACCATTTTTTGTTTGGCCAAAGCTAGTTGGGTCTAATGCAGTTCCGTCAATGTGATTAAATTCTGCCATGTACCCATCAAAAAAGTTTACAGCTACATTTGGGAATCTTCCTATTCTATGAACTTGTCCACTCCTATTTCTATTTGTATCATAATTTTGTGATGGGTATGTTGTTGCTGAATAAGTTACTTCACTTCCATTAATGTAAAGTTTTACTCTATCTGAAGCAGTTGATTGCGTTGTGTCAACTGACACCATTACATGATACCAATTAGCTGTGTCTCTCAAAACAGCATTACTTTCAACTAAAATTTGTGCTGATGTTCCTGCTGATGGTGTGTCATATAAACTTAATTCGTCACTACTATTTATTCTAAATTGTGTAGAAGGTTGCCCTCCAACATTACTCCCACCAGTTAATAACTCCATAGTCGAGCCAAGACCTGATCTTTTTATCCAAAGACTTGTTGTGAAAGTTCTTCTATTACCAGTGCTACTAGGTGTTATGTTTAATTGACTTGAACTGCCATTAAAACGTACAGATTGGTCTATAGTTTCTGAATAAAAGCCAGTGCTTTCGTCACCCATGCCTGATGCAGGAAGTATACTCATCTTATGTTAGTGCTCCAGTTGCACCTACTAATATGGTGTTATTACCACTAGATGCGGAACAATAATAATTAAGCATATATGTTCCAGCAGTTGTTAAAGCCGTTAATATATCTGCATTGATAGCCACACTTGCGTGTGCTGATATTGTATGTCCACCACTATTGACTAACATAACTGTACCAGATTGACCTTCTGCTGGATTACTAAAAGTTAATGTAATATTTCCAGACGGAGTGCATTTAAAAAAGTTGCTTACACTTAAATCAAAATCACCATCGTTATCAGTTGTTTGTGTGCCAGTCGCTCTTCCAGCTACAGAAGCATCATCACCTATCGCTAAGTCACCAGAAATATCAGCGTCACCATTGATGTCTATAGTCGTTCCATTTATTTCAACTTCAGAGTCTGATACTAAATCAAGCACTCCATCTGCTGATTGATGTATGAAAGTACCTGTATCTCCGAAGCATAATTTGTTAGTGCTATTTAAAGTTAATCCAGTTCCATCTGTATGTGTCAATGTAGTATCTGTATCAGCACCAAAACCTAAAACTGCACTATCAGAAGCTAAAGTTAAATCATCTCCAACTTGTAAATCTGCTGATACATCAACTCTTGTACTAGCGTTTAAATCTATTATTGCCTCACCATCTATTCGTAACGTGCCGTCAGATGATTGTTGTACAAAACTTGCAGCGTCACCAAAAGTTAATTTATTTGTTCCGTTAAGTGTAAGACCAGTTCCATCTGTATGAGTAAGTGTTGTATCAGTATCGGCTCCAAAACCAAGGACAGCACTATCTGATTTTAATGTAATATCATCACTTACGATTAAATCATCATCGACTGTTAAATCTACGGCGGCTAAATGTGCAAAAGCATCAACAACTGCTGCACCAGAACCTGCTCCATCTAAGTAAACAACCTTTGCAGTGCCTGGTGCTATTGTCACATTAGCTCCAGATCCTTGTGATATAATTATATTTTGTGAACCACTTGTTCCATTTTCAATAATATGCACCCTACTTAGAGTGTTTGGTGCTATTGTGATCGTGCAAGCAGAGTCCAAAGTTCCAGTGTACTTGATAAACATTGCTCTACCAGGATCAGTAGAAGCATCTGCTACTGTTGTAGTATGAGTATCAGCGTTTGTTGTAATACCCTCCGTGCCAAAACCTAATGCCTCACCTATGAGTTCTAAATTAGTGTTTGTTTTTGTACCCCAAGTTCCTGACTGCTCGCCAGTGTTCATTTCTTCGAGTCTTAAATTATTTACAAATGTACTTGCCATTATGCGACCTCTTGCCAGTTAGCTGTTTGATTAGGAACGATCAAACTATAGACCAATTCCTCGCCAGTGCCACCAGTAGCACTAACTCCCGTTAAAGATACCACACATTGTGGTATTGTGACAACACTAGATATTCCACTTTGTGCTGCACCTAATGTAACTGCTATATCTACACTTGATACAACAGTCTCAGAACCTAATCCAGTTGTGCCCGCAACACCAGTAGTCGGTGCTCCAGTTGTTGTTGCTACATTTGGGATACCAAGAGTATTTGCAAAATATCCCATTAAAGCATGATTATAACATTGATAATGCAATGTTGGTGCTCCGTCTGGAACAGTTATTTCTACATATCTAGTTGTGCCTGCATTAAACGTAGATGTATCAACATAAGACGATTGAGAAACAGAAGAACCATCTATATTGTAACTTACACCACTCGTGTATGTTGTATTTTTGTCTTTATCCTCATAGAGATTAATTGGATGGCCATCGTTACTACTATCACTTTGATCAAATCTATATGTATTACCTTCATACATAGTTAAAGTGACATCACTGGTAGCAGTCGATCCACCAATAGCGTACTTATTTGTTGATCCTTGATTGTAATATGGATGATTTGAAGGATTACCAGAAACAACAGTAACAGTAAATGTAACTGTACTAGCACCTGTTTGACTTATAGCAGTGGTTGCAGAAACACCAGTGGCAGCTACATTTACACCAGGTATACCATCTGGAGTTCCAAGTCCTGTTGTTCCTTGAACACCAGTAACAACAACGTCAATTTCCTCATTCCAAGGACCTTGACCCCATGTGCCTCTACCCCAACCTTGTAAGGTAGTGTTCGACAATTTATGCTATCCTTATAATCGCATTACTTGCATCAGCAGTTGGAAACTGAATAGTAAATGTTCCAGATGTTGATGTTTTATTGGATGTAAAATCTAAAACACAAACTGCTTTATTACTATTTGTACTATTGTATATTAAAGCACCCATTGCGGTAATTGTTGCAGTTGTAAAACTTAAATCTGCAAAATCTGTAAATGCAGTTGTACCAGATGTCGTTGGTGCAACTTTTGTTAAAGTGCCTCCACCTGATGTATATGATCCACTGTTTGCTATTTCACCAGTTGTTGTAAATGCAGTTGTGGTTGCACCTAATGTTGCAGTTGTTGATGACTTTCCACCACCACCCTCTGCATAAAGTGCAAGTTTAAAAGCGTTGCCATTTGTGGCAAAATTATGTGTTCCTAACATCAACTCTTGTTTAAATGCAGTACACATTGCTTGAGCTATAGCCATATTAGAGTCTCCTTATATATTCAGCCGTTTCCTTTTGACCACTTGATCTTAGGACTTGAATAATACTAGCACGCTCTTCGTTTCTTGCCAAGAGAATATAATGATACAGAATTCCTTTAAGTTGTTCTTTAAATAATTTTGCTTGTTGTCTTATGTGTGGAGGTGCTTGGTCAGACACACTTGCGATCTTATCAACGGCGAGATCAGCTATTTGTTCATTTGTTAAACCACCTTGATCTGATGTTTTAATATTAACACTACCTACTTCCGAAAAACTAACATTAAACATTTTTTTTCTCCTCATAACTTAAACCAGGTATATCTTCTCGGCCAATAAGATTTGCCTTTGAATCTAAAGGTTCTGGTGGGTCTAATTTTGATTTTTTTGTTATTAACATACTTCCATTAGTTGAAGTAGATACAAGTGGATCATCTAATCTATGATATCCATACAGTTTTTGATCATCTGGCACATTCATATCTAATAAAGAAGAACTATGAGCAATATGAATTTTAATATTTTTTGATATTGCAATCGCTAACCAAAACTCACAACATGCTCTTCCTGCTTCTGCAAAAGCAACATCTCTATGTGTAAAGTCAATACCATACAAATGTAAGTCAGTTGTATTTTGTGCAATAGCATAAGCTATTGCATAAGAAACAGTATTATTAAAATAAGCATAACCAGTTTTTTGAATTACTTCTTGTAAGGGAAACTCAACAACATCTGGACATCTTTTATCTAAAGTACAAGAAAAAATGGGTACATTCATTTTCTTTTTTAGTCTTTTTGTCATAACATTTGTTTGCTTACCCGCTTTCGGAGTATCAAGAAATCTCGATGGCGGATCCATCATAAAACATTTGTCATGATAAATAACATCAGACATAGAGTTAATAGTCCAAACTTCGTCAAAAGATTCGCTTCTTATTCTAGCTAGTATGTACTCATTAAAACTATTGCCTAAAGCAACAATAGCTACACTTTTATTTTTTGATTTCATTAAGTTTTTGGTTGTCGAACTAATCCATCTCTATAACTATCTGAATAATTTCTGCCTTCTGCATAATTTTTTAAACGTGCAAGAGACTCAGCATATCTAGAAGTGTATAGTTGGATTAAGTCGTTTTCCCCTTTCATAAACGTATAAGCTTCAACTAATGAAGCATATAACAATGCATCTGGTGCATTTGTACTTATCCATGTTGTACCAGAATCATCCGTTGTTAAGGAAGCTGGTCTGTAATAATAATGTAATTCTACCGCAAAACTGCTACTAGGTGTTGGAGCGACAATAAAAGTATCAACGTCAAATTGTGCATAATATATTGGTAATCCTGTTGTTGATGGATTTGGAGAATATTCCTGTATAAAATTAACATCTTTTTGTAAAAGAAAAACGTTTTCACTACTTGAGTTTACAAATGATAAAGAATGTGTGGCTAAATAATCAGATGGTTTCTCCAAGAACTTATTACCACTTGTCATTGTACCTGTAACATTTTTTCTAAAATAATCTAAATCTACAGATTTAAATATTCTTTCTTCAGCATTTTTTATAAAGAAAGGTATCTCTGCAACAAAGGTTGTCTCATCGTTTTGAGTCCATTCTTTAATAGAATCTGTTAATGTAGTTAAAGTGAAACTCATGACACACTCACTGTAACTGTTCCAACTTCACCAGTTGCTTTTGGTGTGGGATTAAAAACTAAAGTATTTAAATCAAATATAGGAATTGTAATTTTTTCATTTATAAATTCTACTCTTGGTTTTGGATTTCTAAGAGCTTGCGGATCTGGTCCGACACGAATAGGATCTAACTGTGGATGTTTTGGCTCATATTCATCATAACCA